AGACCAGAGAGGAAAAACAAGATGGCTGGTCTTTATCAAATAAACTGATATTTGACCGATTAAGAAAGGAGCTGGAACCTTTCCGGAAAACAGGCGCGCCGGGTTCCTTTTTTGAAAATGAAAGCAATTATGAAATACCCAGGCAGTAAATGGAGTATAGCGGATTGGATTATCAGTTATTTTCCGCAGCACCACAGCTACATTGAACCGTTTTTCGGTAGCGGCGCAGTGCTATTCAATAAGCCGCGGTCCAATATCGAGACTGTAAACGACCTCGACGGAAACGTTGTAAACTTGTTTGAGTGGATCAGGAAAGACCCGGAGCGCCTAGCACGGGAAATATATTACACGCCTTACGCAAGGCAGGTATACGATTCAGCGTTTGAATCGGTACCAGAGGACAGTTTTGGACGGGCAGTGAATTTCTACATACGGCTTAATATGGGACACGGGTTCCGGACCAATGGCGAAAAGGTGGGCTGGAAGAACGACGTACAAGGCAGAGAGCGGGCCTATGCTGCGAAAGATTGGTGTAATCTGCCTGAGAAAATAATGGCGGCCGCTGAAAGGCTGCGAGGCGTGCAAATTGAAAACATGCCGGCCGTGGAATTAATCAAACGCTTCAACCATTCCAATGTATTGATCTATGCGGACCCGCCATATGTTTTATCGGCCAGGCACGGGAAACAGTACCGGTATGAGATGGACAACGGGGCGCAAACTGAATTACTGGAAGTTCTTCACGCCCATAAGGGGCCGGTACTAATTAGTGGATATGATAGCGAGTTGTATAATGACAGCTTACACGATTGGTACCGTGTAGAAACTGACTGCTATTCCCAAATCGCATCAAAGAAGCGTGAAGTGTTGTGGATGAATTTTGCCCCTGCAGGGCAGATGAGCATAAAAGACTTTCTGGAGGTGAGACCATGAGCGGTTTGATTATAGATTGCTTTGCCGGTGGCGGCGGGGCAAGTGTGGGTATAGAAATGGCACTGGGGCGGCCGGTTGATATAGCTATCAATCATGATCCGCAGGCGATTCGGATGCACAAAGTCAATCATCCGGATACGCTGCATCTGACCGAGGATATATTTAAGGTCGATCTTAAAAAGTATGTTGCTGGCCGCCATGTAGCACTTATGTGGGCCTCTCCAGATTGTACCAGTCATAGCAAGGCAAAAGGAGGTCAGCCGCGTAACAAGGGGCTTAGAATTCTGCCATGGGCGGTGTACAAGCACGCTAAAGCAATTCTTCCCGATGTTATCTTGATGGAAAACGTCGAGGAAATACAGCAGTGGGGACCGCTAGACGAGGCAGGGCACCCAATAAAAGAAAGAGCCGGAGAGGACTACAAACGATTCATAGCGGCCATGAAACGATTGGGATATGATTTTGACAGCCGGGAACTGGTAGCGGCAGATTACGGAGCGCCGACAACGCGGAAGCGATGGTATGCAATCTTCCGCAGAGACGGGAATGTGATTACATGGCCGGAGCCAACACACAGTAAGAGCGGAGCAGATGGCCGGCTGAAGTGGCTGGAATGTGGGGATTATATTGATTGGTCAGATTTGGGGCGTTCCATATTTGACCGTCCACGGCCGCTGGCAGATGCCACCATGAAACGGATAGCAAACGGATACGTTAAGTATGTTGTTAACAATCCGCAACCGTACATAGTTAACAATCAGAGCGCCGTTTCCTTTATGATCCAGTATCACGGAGAAACACGGGAAGGTGATTCGCGCGGCCAACTGCTGACGGAGCCGATAAAGACAATTGATACCAGCAACCGGTATGGTCTGGTTACGGCATTTGTCACTAAATTTTATAAATCCGGGACAGGCCAGATGTGCGAGGAGCCATTACATACCATCACCACATCACCGGGGCATTTCGGGCTTATATCTGCATTCTTGATTAAGTATTACGGTACTGGTTGCGGTCAGGAAGCTGGGCGGCCGTTGGGAACGATAACAACAAAGGATAGATTCGGGTTAGTAAATGTGATAACGGACATAGATGGAGAACAGTATATCTTGAAAGATATCTTCCTCCGTATGCTGAAACCAGAGGAACTTAAGAGAATGCAGGGATTTCCGGAGGATTACATACTTAACCATGACATAGAGGGCAAGCCGTACCCCGTCGGGGAACAGGTGGCGCGGATCGGGAATAGCGTGGTGCCGATAATGGCGCAGGCACTGGTATCTGCAAACTGTCCGTATCTCAAAGTCGGCGAAAGAATGCCGAATATGAGGATCGACGACAGCCACGAACAACTACGGTTTGCTTAACAAAACGATCATTTAGAGGAGGAAAAAGCAAATGAAATTGACAGCAGATGTAAAAATGCAGATAGAGGCCATAAAGAATCCGAGTAGGCTAAACGTTATAGATTATGGTGATACGGTTTTGCTGACAGACGGGTGGAAAGGCCCATATATAAAAAAAGAAAAAGCCATAATTAATTTAGAGAAAATAAGAAATCCTGGAAAGTGTAATTACGAACTTGATCCTAAAACGTTAAAATTAATCTTCCTAAAGAAGACGAATCATCTTCTCATTACTCCAGGCGGTAGCACAGTTCGGAGATTTGACACAGAAGAAAAAGAACACATATGGGCGAGGAATGATTGGATTAACGAATATGGCAATGCTTTTAGCTATGCCACGGAAGAAACAAAAAAGGCGATTATACCGGTTAGTATAACTGGTGAACCTTTGGGAATCGTGTTAAGTGTACATGTTGAAAAAGAGGACAACTAACGATAGAGCCGTGGCAATGGCGAAAATGGCGGCAACATAGGCCGTGCGCGAGTAGCCATGTAAGACCATTTTGGCGACGTCAACAAAATGGTAGAGGAGGATTAGAAATGGAACAACTTATTATCGGTGAAACAGACAGAGGTACATATTATGTTAGGCCCATGAGTTGGGCCGGAATCTGGGACAAAGACGGAAAATTAAGCGGATGTAATACGCTGTATGAATCCGAAAGTGAAGATGATTGCAAATCATATGTTAATCGACGGAAGTTACTTGAAATGGTAGCAGATAATCCAGAACTGCCAGTAATCCCGATGGTATCATATGATTGCGTAGCCGATGACTGCGGCTATTGGCTCTCTCGATTCGGAAATGTGGAAATCGGCGAAATCTATGAAGGTGAAGAAAAAGTATATATTCGAGATAAGGACGATTGGAATGAAATTTTCGAGGACATATCTACCGCTTGGGAAGTGGCTAATCTAAGCGACGAGGAAGCGGAGAAAAAAGTGGATTCTCTCGATTGGAAAAAGGGAATTATCGTCTATATCGAATCTGATGTGGGTTAATCGGCAAAATCGAGATTGAGAAAAACTTACGGAGTAATACACAGGGAAAGGAGCGGCCGGCATGGCAAGACCGAGAAAAGCAGAAGGAGAGAAATACATACGGCAGGATATAAGCATGGAGCCGGGACAGTTTAGGCGGCTGATGGCCTATTGCCAGCGTGAGGACCGCTCCATCTCCTGGGTGATCCGAAAGGCGCTGGAAATGTTTTTAGTGTGTAGTGATACATAACGATACGCAACTAAATCGAGATTTATCGAACGAAAGAAAGAGAGGATATAAGATGGGATTAATAGATGCATTCGGAAAAGAAGATAGAGTAGAGGTTACATTTTCTGCTTTCTATGAACTGATGAAAGGCTGTGCAGAAAGAGACTTCCTTGCTAAAGGCATAATGTGTAATGTACCACATCGGTATATGCGCGAGATGGTCACTGGAAAATCAGAAGATGAAGGCAATGACAATGATCGGGTAGAAGACAACTGACATTTTCCGAACGAAGGGAGGAGATCCGATGATAAAACAAATGGACGAGATGGTGTCCGGCCTGGCAGCTGCACGACGTAGGACCAGGCGGATCATGAGATATTGGGGTAGAACTATAGAAATGGTCATTGTAGCGATTACGATGCCGATCCGGGTGATTCCGTATTCGATATACAGAAGGAGACGCCATGGATAGAAAAGAAGAACATGCAATAGCCCTTCAGTCGGCACAGGCCAGAGCGGCAAAGCAGGAATACATACTGAAAGGGCCTAGGCCAGAGACACACAGCGCGACGATGCCGGCCTACTGCTACACACCGGCGTGTCCGGATCCAAAGTTACGGGCGCCGATCTGGAGGAGGAACAAACATGGCATTTAGCAAAAAGTATGAAGTATATGATCGTGGCGCCCTGCTGGGTCAGTACTATGCTGATGAAGTATCGGAGCTTATCGGGATCCCGTTGAGAAGAGTTTCGGCCTATGCGGCCAGCGGGGCCAGATTTTTAAGACGGTATACGATTGAGGCAGTGGACGATACTGAGCCAGGGTGGGCCGAGGAGTGGGATCGGGTTAGGATCGAGAAACTGGCATGGTTAAGAGGAGGTGGAGCCGTTGGACAAAGAGGTACTGGAGCAGTACAGCAGCCTTAAGGCAGAGTACCTGGATTTGCAGGACGAGATCAGGAAACTGGAAAAGCAGATCCGAAAGATGGAAACGAGCCGGTGCCAGGTGTCGGACTCCGTTAAGGGGACGCGGCCTGATGGGACATATGGCAGTATCACGATAACCGGCTTTCCTGTTCCGGATTATTACCGGCGGAAGAAGCTGCTGGAGAAACGCAAGGCAAATCTGTCTAAGTTTGAGTTGCAGTTATTGGAGCTGACGAACGATGTCGACGACTACATAAACAGCCTGGCCGATTCCAGAATGCGGCGCATGATAAGATATAAGTTTTTTGATGAGCTGTCTTGGGTTCAGGTGGCGCATCGCATGGGAGGGAAGTATACGGCGGATAGTTGTCGGAAGCAAATTGAAAGATTTTTGGAAGAAAAATAAGTTTGTCCGTTTTGTCCGCTTGAAGTGTGATACACTTTAAACTGGAAGATCTGAAAAACGGATTTCCTCCCCCAATTGACGGCCGCCGGCTTTTACCGGTCGGTGGCTGATTTATCCTTCATAATTCATGTTTCTCCCTAAGAAGCACCTGTCGCAAGATGGGTGTTTTCTTTTGTCAAATTTTGTGGTAGGATGAAAGAAATTTTGAGGAGATATGAAAATGTTAGGATTAATAATAAATTCCACTGCAACACCGCCTAATATTGATGGAATAAAGACAGATGCAAGCATAACGATTTTAGTTGTAATAGCTGTAATTGCACTAATTTCCCCAATATTTGTTGCTACTATAAATAACCATTTTCAACGAAAAAACCATTTATTAGATTTAGAAAATGATTTTTTGAAGTTTCAGTATAATTCATACTATTTAAAGGCAACAGAAGCATTCGATAATATGTTAAAGTCTGTTGGCCTTTTTCTGGGAGACGCAACGGATTTGGATAAATATGCTAAAGCCATTTCCTGTATTAATGTCGCCTATGCTTATTGTGATGAAGAACTAGCTGGAAGGCTAGATACTTTGCGGATGGAGCTCGGTCAATTTACAGGCGATGTGACAGATGGATCGGGAGATTCTAAAGGGAGTTTTGCGGATTCGTCAGAGGCATTAAAGGCAGTAGCGATTTATATTAGTAGATACAATAGAGAGTTTTTTAAAATTGAAAAGAATGAGAGGTGGTGATTTTCACTGCCTCTTTTATTTTAGCCAGATAGGAAGGTGAGGTGATGGCAAACAATGAAAACTTAAACGGACACGGATTCCATGAACGAACAACGGAAGAACAGCGAGCAATAGCAATCGCCGGAGGAAAGGCTTCGGGAGAGGCACGGCGCCGGAAAGCAAACTTCCGTCGTACATTAAATATGCTTCTGACGGCAGAGATTGATAGCCCGGAATGGACGCCGGTGCTGGAAGCTCTTGGGCTGGAGAGCACATTGGAGAGTGCCGTCAATGCTGCCGTTATTAAGAAGGCGTTGGCCGGCAATGTGAAAGCCTATGAGGCGATCCGTGACACGCTGGGTCAGACGCTCAAGTCCGATCTGGACATAGAGGAGCAGCTGGCAAAGATCGTCCACCTTAAGGCTCAGGCCGATGCATTACAACCGAATAGAGACAATGATCAACCGGTAAAGTACACAGGGATTCCATCAAACATGATAGCCCCGGTATTTGCTCCGGTTGTTTTTGATATCCAGGAGCATGGTCATACGGAATATGTCTTCCCTGGCGGCCGTGGCTCCACGAAGTCGTCCTTTATATCCCTTGAAGTGATCGACCTCATCATGAACAATGACCAGATGCACGCTGTTGTCATGCGTCAGGTCGCAGATACGCTGAGAGGATCTGTGTACCAACAGATTCTATGGGCCATTGAGGCTTTGGAGCTTTCGGAGGAGTTTCACGCAACTGTCAGCCCTATGGAGATCACCCGGATCAGTACCGGACAGAAGATCTACTTCCGTGGAGCCGATGATCCAGGCAAGGTCAAGTCCATCAAGGTGCCGTTTGGATACATTGGTATCCTGTGGCTGGAGGAGTTAGATCAGTTTGTGGGACCTGAGTCAGTCCGTAAGATTGAGCAGTCAGTGATTCGTGGTGGCGAGGTGGCTTATATCTTTAAGTCATTTAATCCTCCGAAGACGGCCAGTAACTGGGCCAACAAGTATATCAAGGTACCAAAGGCGTCCAGGCTGGTGACAGAGAGTACCTATCTGGACGTGCCACCTAAGTGGCTGGGGAAACCATTCCTCGATGAAGCTGAGTTCTTAAAAGAGGTCAATCCTGATGCTTATGACAATGAGTATATGGGCGTTGCAAACGGCAGCGGAGGCAGCGTATTTGATAATGTGACTATCCGGAAGATAACCGATGAGGAGATTGCTCAGTTTGACCATGTTCTTAATGGTGTTGACTGGGGCTGGTATCCTGATCTGTATGCATTTGTGCGAGTGCATTATGATCCCGCACGGCTACGGTTGTACATCTGGCAGGAATATACCTGTAATAAGCAGAGCAACCGGAAGACAGCAGACAAGCTGATTGAGATGGGGATTACAGGTAATGATCTGATTACCTGTGACAGCGCTGAGAACAAGTCTGTGGGAGATTATAAGTCCTATGGGCTTTTGGCCCGGGAAGCTGACAAAGGCCCGGGAAGTCGTGAATACTCCTTTAAGTGGCTGCAATCCCTTCGGGAGATCATTATTGATAATGTCAGGTGCCCCGTGGCAGCTCAGGAGTTCCTTGATTATGAATATGAACGGGATAAGGAAGGCAATGTGATCAGCGGTTATCCAGACGGAAATGATCACTGCATTGATGCTACCAGATACGCTACTAACCGGATCTGGAAAAAGAAGGGCCAGTAAAAGGCAGGTGATAGAGTGTTTGAACGAATTAAAAATATAGTGAAGGGGGTGTACCGGAGAATGTTTTCGATCAAGACATTAAAAGAACTGTTCGGGCAGGACATTGCGATCAGTCAGGATATGATATCAGCTATAGAAAAATGGGGATCCATGTACCGGGGGCAGGCTCCATGGGTAGATGAGCAGGTAGACTCCCTTCAAATCGAACAGGGAATCTGCCGTGAGTTTGCAAACGTCTGTCTGAATGAGATGGAATCCAGTATATCTGTTGAGCCGCTGGACAAGATCTATCAATCTGCTGTCAGGGATTTAAATGAGAACCTGCAGAGCGGCCTTGCCCTTGGATCCTTTTGCATTAAACCACTAGGAGAAGATAAGGTGGAATACATTACGCAGGAACGGTTCATTCCTCTGAAGTTTGATGCGCGCGGCAGGCTAACTCGGGTAGCGTTTGTTGACGTTAAAAAGGTAGCAGATTACGATTATTTTATCCGCTTTGAAGTTCATACCTGGGAAGAGACCAGAGTACTTAATATTCAGAATCTTGCGTATCGGTCCAGTGACATGGCGAGCATCGGAAGGTCTGTACCACTTAGTATGGTGCCGGAATGGGCGGAGCTCCCCGAAAATATAAATTATGCCGGAGTGGAGCGGCCAGACTTCGGCTATTACCGGAACCCTATCAAGAATGAAGTGGACGGTTCCCCATGCGGGGTATCAGTATATCAATCAGCAACTAATTTGATCAAAAAGACAGATATACAATTCGGTCGTTTGGATTGGGAGTTTGAGAGCGGAGAGCGTGTCGTGCATGTGGATGTCACCGCGCTGCAGGAAGCACCTACTCTGGGACAAGATGGTAGGACGCGATATGAAATGCCAAAGCTCAACAAGCGGCTATATCGCGGACTGAACCTTTCCGGAGGATCGAACGGGGAAGAGTTGTATAAGGAGTACAGCCCTGAGTTGCGGGACCAGAATATTATCAATGGCCTGAATGCTTACCTGCGGCGGATTGAGTTTAACGTCTGCCTGTCCTATGGTGACTTATCAGACGTCAATGACGTGGATAAAACAGCTACGGAGGCGAAGATCGCAAAGAAACGGAAATATAACATGGTGAAAGCAATCCAGTCCAACCTTAAAGACTGCCTGGAGGATCTGGCCTATGCTTTGGCCTTTTACAATGGCATGACCCGAAGTGGATATGAATTCCTGTGCACCTTTAAGGACAGTATCCTGGTTGATGAGGAAGAGGAGCGCCGGCAGGATAGGCAAGACCTGGCAGCTGGAATCATGAGGCCAGAAGAATACCGGGCGAAGTGGTACGGCGAGACGTTGGAGGAGGCAGCTAAGAACCTGCCGGAACCGGCGATGGTAGAGGAGTGAGATAGATGACGCCTGATGAATTGGAGAAGCTGCCGAAGCCATTGGAGCGCACCATGACAGCGCTGGAGTTGTCAATCATGGCCGAGATCGTAGAGCGGATTAAGGAGGCAGCGCAGATCACACCGGTTACTGACTGGCTGATCACTCGGCTCATTGCAATTGGGAATAGCAAGGTCATGATCAAGAAGATCATAGGAGAGGCTATCAAGACAGCCGAGATGCAGATTGATGAGATCTACAGGCAGGCAGCCAGATCCGATTACGTCCGTAACCGGGAAATCTACGAGGCCGTCGGCCGGGACTATCTACCCTACGAGGATAATAATTGGCTACAACAGGCCGTAGAGGCCGCCAGGCGGCAGACGAAAGACAGTCTAAGGCCGATGGAAAATATTACTCAGACTACAGGGTTTAACGTTCAGATGGGGCATGGAAAGAAGGTATTCACGCCGCTCTCTGAGTATTTAGAACGCAGCTTAGACAAGGCCATGCTGGGGATCACAACCGGGGCCAAGACATACAGTCAGGCCATCGGCGAGGTGATTGATGAGATGACGGCCAGCGGGATCCGCACTGTGGACTATGCATCTGGCAAGTCTGACCGGATCGAGGTGGCAGCCAGACGGGCAGTGATGACCGGAGTGGCCCAGATGACGAAGCAGGTAAGCGATAAGAATGCGGAGGAACTTGGAACGGATCACTGGGAGGTGGACTGGCATATGGGAGCCAGGAACACTGGTACCGGATACCTCAATCACCAAAGCTGGCAGGGCAAAGTATACAGTACCGAGGAGATTCGGACCATCTGCGGAGAGGGCGAGATGCTGGGATTCGCCGGAATCAACTGCTATCACATCAAGTCCCCGTTTCTTCCGGGGATCAGCAAGCGCAAATACACGGATGAGTGGCTGGCGGAGCAGAACCGGAAGGAGAACGAGAAGAAGCCTTACCGCGGCCGCGAGTACGACACATACGGCGCCCTGCAATACCAACGCCGATTGGAGCGCACGATCCGGAAGCAGAAGCAGGACGTTGAGTTGTTGAAGACGGCCGGAGCAGACAAGAAGGATATTATGGAAGCCAGGAGCCGGCTGAGGCTTACGGATAAGCACTATGTGGATTTTTCAAAACAGTTTGATCTTCCGCAACAACGGGAACGCTTGCGAATTGCGAACAAAGGTACTGAAGGTGAGCATGGAATCACATCTAAGAAGGGAGCTTCTGGATCTGAAAGCAGGGTAGACTTAGAATATATAAACTCCTCAGAATATAAAGCAAAATTTAGCCAGATCACAGATAATGCAAAAGTGAATGAGAGTATATATCAGAGAGCTAAGGCAATGCTGACACATCGAAGTGGGACCGATAAAGAAGACATGTACCTTTTAGATAGGAATGATGGAAAGATTATTGGTCTGCAAACCGGAGGGAAAACCGATTATGAAGTTGAGTACAATAAAAGCTTAACAGATGCGGTAAATAATAGTAAGCCATATTCTTTAATTAGTATACACAACCATTCAACAAACCGGCCGCCGACAGGAAAGGATTTTACATCTAATGGTCTACATAGGTATGCGCTGGGCGTCGTGGCCTGTCATGACGGAACCGTATATACCTATAAGGTTGGAACGCGTATATTCACATCAGGATTATTTGATGGAAGGGTTGAAAAATATATGAAGACGCCATATAATATGAGTGAGATGGACGCACATTTGAGAGTCTTAGAAGAATTCGTGAATGAATATGGTATAGAATGGAAGGTGATTACTTGAAAAAAGGAAATAGTTTCAGTTACTATGACGGCCCGGTGAAAGACAGCGGACGAACGTTAGAAGAGATTGAAGAAGCAATCGAGAAAGAAAAAGAAAGATGCGACGGAATGACGTCGTGGAGCGAAGCATTCGAAGAATAAATACCACCAGTCAATAAATGGCAGATGGTATTTTGTTTGTTGCGATATCGCAACAGAAAGAGATAAGCACGCAGGGAAATCCTGGGTGTTATTTTTATACTCAAAATTGCCCGGAACGGCGTAAAACTACCAACGCATGGGAAGCAACCCCGTATAAAAGCGTAGCGAGAAAGGAGCAGTATGAAACGTAAATTTTTAGAAGACATGGGCCTGACAAAAGAACAGGTAGACAGCATTATGGCTGAGAATGGCAATGATATCGAGGCGGCCAAAGGGGATCTGGAACAGGTCAAGACAGAACTGGAGCAGACGAAGACTCAGCTTCAGGAAGCCAATACAACGATTGACGGCTTTAAGGATTATGACCAGGTAAAAAAACAGGTCGAGGAGTATAAGACAAAATATGAGCAGTCAAAGGCAGAGTATGAAACAAAGATTGCAGATATGCAATTTGGTACGTCCTTGGAGGCCGCTATCACTGCAGCTGGAGGAAGAAATGCGAAAGCGGTCAAGGCTCTGCTTGATGTCGAAGCATTAAAGGTCAGTAAAGATCAGACCGCAGATATAAAGGCGGCCATCGAGGCGTGCCAGAAGGATAACAGCTATCTTTTTGGAGCCAATGAACCTATAAACAATCCGGTTGGTCCAACAAATGGTCCTGCAATTGGGATTACAAAAGAACAGTTTAAGACAATGGGGTATAAAGAACGCTTAGAATTAAAGCAGAGCAACCCCGAAAAATATGCAGAAATGAAAGGAGATAATTAACTATGCCAGGTATAATTTTTGGAATACCATTTGATGATGAATTATTTTTGGATATGTGGAATGAGGCTCCGGATCCATATTACACCGCTATGATCCAGTCGGGCGCGGTTGTAGAGGATTCGACGATTGCGGGAATGATCCAGAACCACGGAAATATTTATACAATCCCTTTTTACAACACCCTGGAGGGAGAAGACCTGAACTACGACGGCCAGACGGATATCACCGTTGAAGAAATAGGTGGCGGTTCCCAGACGGGAGTTGTTTATGGTCGTGCGAAAGGGTTCTTTGCTCGAAACTTTACGGCAGAACTTTCCGGTTCTGATCCGATGGGGCACATTGTTGCATCTGTTGCCAGGTATTGGCAGAAGCGTCGTCAGATGCGCTTGATTGGTATCTCTGACGCAATATTCGGTATTACAGGAGCAAGCGGACACGCAAAAAAGTGGGCGGATAGCCATACCCTGGAACTGACATCTACCACTGCAGAAGCAAGGAAAATCAGAGAGACTGATCTTAATGACCTTGCGACAGAGGCGTGCGGAGATCACAAAGACCAGTTTGGGCTTGTGATTATGCATTCCAATGTAGCGAAAACTCTTGAAAATTTACAGCTTCTGGAGTTTTGGAAACAGACTGATGCCAATGGAATCCAGCGGCCTATGGCGCTGGGATCTGCTAATGGGTATACGGTTATTGTGGATGATGGCGTTCCAGTGGAGAAAGTTGGCGGAGATGGAGCAAACAAAGATCTGTCGAAGTACACGACATACTTATTCGGAAATGGAGTTATCCGTACTGCCCGCGGCAGGGTTGATGTTCCGGTGGAGACGGTGAGGGAAGCAAAGAAGAACGGCGGTCAGGATGAACTGATTACCCGTATGCGTGAGACGATCCACCCCAATGGATTCAGCTTTAAGATTCCAACGTCTGGGTGGACAGAGTCCCCGACAGATGCTCAGTTATTTGCAAAAGCAAACTGGGATATTAAATTTGATCCGAAGGCTTTACCGATTGCCAGATTAATCACAAACGGCTAAAAAGGAGCGTGGTGCGAATGCCTTATGCAGCTGAGCAGGATTATCAGAATGAATATCTTATGGGACGTAAGCCGGTCATTCGCACCGGCTTTGATTATTACGCACGGCAGGCCAGCCAGGTGATTGATGTGTATACCTTCGGGCGGCTGAAAACCCTTCTGGAAGTGCCTGAGCCGGTCCGCCTATGCTGCTGTGAACTGGCTGAAGTAATCTGCCAGCAGGAGAAGCGGAACCGGGAAGCTGCCGGGAAGACATCGGAGAAGGTAGGGACCTATTCGGTCTCTTTCTCTTCTGCGGCGGAGGCCAGACAGGCAGCTGACCGGGAGCAGCGGGGTATCGTCATGAAATGGCTGGCTGACACTGGCCTGTGTTATCAGGGGGTGTGATATGTATACGAATGCTGATGTTACACTGTATCTGTACTCGAAGTGTGGAAAGCAGGATTCCTACAGGCGAATATTTGTGGAAGACGTGTTCTGGGACAATGTGAAGCAATCCAATGTCCTGAAAACCGGCCAGCGGGATTCTGACTCGGTGCTGCTGGTGATCCCGCTTGAGAGCCTGTTCGAGCCGATCCGTTTTACTGCCGGGAAGGATCTGGCTGTGAAAGGCCAGTGCAATCACATGATTGACTGTAGCAGCCAGAAGAGTATGTCTGAGTCGCTGCAGGAACTGAAGCAGTGCCATGGCTGCGTGACGGTCATGACGGTAGATGAGAAATTGTACGGCAGTGAATCAGCGCAGCATTATGAGCTGTCCTGCAAGTAGGAGGTGTGCTGTGAAGGTAGAACTTGAAATACAGCCGATAGAAGTGCTTCTTGAGAAGCACGGCCTTCAGCCTGGCGGTCCAGTCCAGAAAGTGATTGACAGTGAGGCTATGAGATACATGAGTCCTTATATGCCGCGGCGCCAGGCCGGTAATCTTGAACACATGATGATCATGGCTACAGTGACTGGTTCGGGAGAGATTAATACACCAGGGCCATATGCGCATTATTTGCACGAAGGTATCCTGTACGTGTCACCGACGACGAGAAGCTCTTGGGCGAAGGAAAATGAGATCAAGGTACCAACGGAAAAGGAACTTAAATACACTGGTGCCCCAATGCGGGGAAAGAAGTGGTTCGACCGGATGAAAGCAGATCATAGAGATGATATTTTAGAGGCGGCACAGGCCAGGGTGGACAGAGGGGGGAAGATATGACAATCATAGACTTTTTACGCCAGAAGTTGACGGAGTACCCGAAGATATCGGAATTTATGGCCGGTGCGGATATCCACATTGATTTTACAGATCCGGATCCTACGAATTACGGCTTGTCCAGTACCGGAGATAGCCTGATCCGGGAGGATGTTTTAGGTAACCAGATCCGGCAGCATAATTTTGTCATGTACGCGGTAGCTCAGTCATTTACCGACTATAACCGGCTGGCGAACAGCAACTTTTTGCTTGAGCTGGCCTACTGGCTGGAGCGACTGCCGGAAGAGGACGGTATCAGCGTTGAGGTCGATAATCAAGCGATGATAGGCATATTTTTAAAAGCGACCTCTGCAAATGCTATGGCTATGCAGCCTATGACGGAAGATATTAACGATGGTGTGCTGTACCAGATACAGATATACGCCCAATACAAAATAGAAAGTGAGGAATTTTAAATGCCAGAAGCAACAGGAAAAATCAAAAGAAAATTCATGGCTCATTATATTAATGCAGCTCTTCCGTCGGCTTCACAGGCGGCTTATGAGCGCCTTGGAAAAGATTTGGAAGAATACAACGTTGAGATGAATGCCAACATTGAGACAAAGAATAACATTATGGGTGAGACAAGTGTTAATCTGGATAGTTACCAGCCGCAGGCCAGCGTAGAACCATATTATGCAGAAGCTGGTAGTCAGCTGTTTACACGTCTCCAGGGAATTATTGATGAGCGGCAGATACTTGATGATCTCAAGACTGATGTGGTAGAAGTCCACCTGTGGGAGAGTGCAGTTTCAGGAGCATACACAGCCTATAAAGAGGAGGCTATCATTGAAGTGAGTAGTTATGGCGGAGATTATACCGGCTACCAGATCCCGTTTAACCTGCATTATACCGGAGTCAGGACAAAAGGAACGTTCAATATTTCTACAAAAACTTTTGCTGCTGAGAGTTCAGGGTCTAGTGAATAAGGAGGAAAAACATGCAGAGTATTAATTTTTCTGATAACCTTAAGTCTTTTTCGATTAATGGAGATGAGAACCGGGTAATTCGTTTCAATCCGGCTGACCCTAATATTCTTGTTCGGGCCGATGCGGCACAGAAGAGAATAACGGAAAAGCAAAGTCAGATAGAATCTGTTAAGTTGATGCCTGATGGTGCACCAGTTGAAAATCCAACAGAGCAGGTCAGAAGGCTTCTGAAAGAGTTTGATGATCTGATTCGCGATGAGATCAATTATATTTTCAATTCCGATGTATACGATACTGTATTTGCAGGGCAGTCCCCGTTGTGTATTGTAGGAGAAAAGAAAGAATTTTTATTTGAAGCATTTTTGAAAGCGGCGATGCCTATCATTCGGGAAGGTGTCGACGAATTCAACGTTGGAAGTCAGCACCGCATCGAGAAATATACCAGGGAGTACAGCAAATGATCGGCCGGCTGCCGACGACCCTGGAGGTAGCCGGGAAGAAAATGGAGATTCGAACCGATTTCCGTGACATTTTGGTAATTATGCAGGCTTTTAATGATCCTGAACTTCTTCCAGAAGAGAAATACGAGGTAATGCTTGAAATATTGTTTATGACTCCGGAAGAGATACCAGAAAGCGCATATCCGGAGGCAGTTCGTCAGGCATTATGGTTCCTCGACTGCGGTCAGGAAGCAGATGACAAGAAGCCATCTCGTAAGGTAATGGATTGGGAGCAGGACGAACCAATTTTATTTCCTGCAATCAATAAGGTGGCCGGCCGTGAGGTCCGTGCAGCAGAATATATGCATTGGTGGACCTTTATGGGGTACTTTATGGAGATTGACGACGGAACCTTTTCTATGGTCCTCGGTATACGACAGAAACGGGCAAGGGGAAAGAAACTGGAGAAATGGGAACAGGAATTTTATCAGGCGAATAAAGCCATGTGCGACATTAAAACGAAGTATACCGCAGAAGAACAGGAAGAAATTGATTATTGGAATAAGCTATTGGGATAGGCGCCGTATGGCGTCTTATTTTATGCCCGGAAGTGAGGTGAGAGCATGGCGGCTGATGGAAGCTTAAAATTTGACACAAAGGTTAATACAGAAGGCTTCGATGCTGGAATGAGTACGCTAACAAAAGCAGTTGAAAGGCTTTCAGGATTAATCGAAGACTTGTCTAAAAAAATGGATGGAGGATTTACCGGAGCAGGTAACACGGCCGCCTCCACCGCGAAAGATATTGATACCGTCGCGGAGTCAGCGAAGAAGGCACGAGAAGAAGTAGAACGCCTGAACAAAGAAAAGGCTGCAACATTTACAGGAACGATCACAAACAATAACGCTTCGCCTTCTTCCATTCCGGATGACGGAAAACGATATGATATTTATGGTAACGATGTTGACGAAATAATTGCCAGAAATAAGGCTATTGAAGAATCGGCCAGAGAGGCCGCCGCTGCGGAGAATAAGGCTTTTGAAGAAGCGAAACAGGGGCCGACCATGTTACAGAACACACTGGAAATCCTCAAGCGGACAATATCAGACATACCAACTATTGCATCGTCAACAGGCCATGTAATTATGGGGGCGTTTGATTCTGGAAATCAAAGTGTAATAGCGCTGGTGGATAAGATTGACCTGTTGAAGGAGCATCTGTATTCTCTTGAGAAATCAGGATCTTATTTCGGAGATCCTGAATATGATAAGACCTATGGAGAATTGCAGAAAGCAATAGTCGCACTGAATTCTTATAAGAAGGAACTGGAAGGGACTGGAACCGTTCAGAAGAAGGTAGATTCATCAGGCAAAAAAATGAATAAAACGCTGGCTGCTACAAATAAGACAGCAATCCCGCTTACCAAAAGTATTTTAAAGTTATCCAATATGTTTAAGCTGATGCTGATCCGTATGGCAATGCGAACGGCCATAAAGGCAGCTAAAGAGGGATTCGAAAATCTGACCCAGTATTCAGATGAGACGAACAAAAGTATTTCCATGCTCGTTTCTGCCAACACCCGACTGAAAAACAGTTTTGCTACAGCATTTGCTCCAGCTCTTGAAGCAGCAGCCCCAGCGTTAAAGGAAATGATTGATCTTCTGTCAGTGGGGGCAACCTACGCGGGACAGCTTGTAGCAGCATTAACTGGAAAAGCAACATTTGTGAAGGCTGTAGATGTTGAGGAAAATTATGGAGAGGCATTAAAAGACAGTAATTCGGAACTGAAAAAGAAGGAGAAACTGAATCAAAAGTTGGCTTTTTCCTTTGACGATCTGATCCAGGCACAGAAAAAATCAGAAGATGGCTATATAGGCCCGACACCGGATCAGATGTTTGAAACGGTGGAGATCGAGAATGACATTAAAGATTTTGCAGCTGTCGTAAAGGGAGTCTTTTCAGATTTGTTTGACCCGTTGAAACAATCATGGATGGAGAATGGTCCAGAAGTAAATGAGGCTGTCCATGCGGCTCTCAGCAGCATGAAAAACCTCGCGTTGGACGTCGGAGCATCATTTTTACAGGTGTGGAAGAATGAGGGCTACGGACAGAAAATAACAGATGATCTGCTGATTACGTTCGCAAACCTCGCATTTACAGCAGCTAATCTGTGCGATCAGTTGGATAAAGCCTGGACTAGTGGCGATCTGGGCGTGTCAATTATGCGTCACTTGGGGGATCTGGTGCTTGAGGTGACTGGATTTTTCCGCGATGCATCTGGAGAAATAAGAGATTGGTCAGCAACGCTTGATTTCGCGCCATTGCTTAAATCGTTTGATGAGGTACTGGTGAGCTTAAGACCAATCGTAAGTAAAATAGGTGATGTCTTGCTTTGGCTCCTGAAAGATATTCTTCTCCCGATCGCAAAATGGGGGATTGAAAATGGTATTCCGGCGGCGTTTGATCTGATTTCGGCGGCATTGAAGGTTTTAAACAGTATATTAGATGCATTGAAACCGTTGGCAATGTGGTTGTGGAAAGACTTCTTGCAGCCGTTTGGTGAATGGACTGGAAAAATAATTATAGAAGCATTGAAAAAAGTTACAGAATGGCTTACAAAGTTTTCTGACTGGATATCAGAACATAAACAACTGATAGAAGATGTAACAATCGTTGTGCTTGGATTTTTTGCGGCATTTGCATTTGAAAGCTTTGTCTCGGGTGTAGGAAATATGCTAAGCGTTCTTCCAAACTTAATTGGGGTACTCGGGAGCCTTGTAGGTAAACTTGATCCCCTTACACTCTTGTTGGGATTGGTTATTAGCCTTGCTGCTTATGTTGCTACCGCATGGGACGATATGACACCGGATGAGAAGCTTGCATCAAAAATTTTAGCGGTTGCGGGGGCAATCGGACTAATTGTAGCTGAAATCGGACTTCTACTCCATGACCCATTAATGCTAGGCATAGGAGTAGCGATAGCTGCAATAGCCGGAATTGCAATAGCCGGAATTGCTTCATCGGCAAAGAGTCGGGCGGGTGCTTATTCAAGCGGATCATACAGCCCATATAATACTTATAGCCTTGGAGATGTGAGCAGTTACAGAATGCCGCGCCTCGCAACAGGTACGGTGGTTCCGCCTCGCGCTGGGGAGTTTGCGGCAATCCTTGGAGACAATAACCGGGAAACTGAAGTTGTTTCTCCTTTGTCAACTATAGAACAGGCTCTTGATAATGTCATGGCGAAGTATATGGGAGAAGGAGGAAACAGGCGGCCTATGCAGATTGATTTAATCATCAATGGCCAGCGGTTTGCACGGGCAGTCTATGAGGCGAATAACCAGGAACGGCAGCGTGTCGGCGTAAGAATGATAACGGAGGGATAGATAATATGTCAGAAAATGTTTTTTCAATAGACGGCGTAGATCTCCGGTTGAATGTCACAAAGCTAGATCGTGAGTTTTCTGTTACGGACACCGAAAACTCCGGCCGTCTGAAAAACTATGAAATGTACCGGGAGATAGCCGGGACTTTTTACAACTACACCATGGAGATTGAGCCGATCACACAGTATCGTGAAGATTATGATACCTTTTACCAGATGATATCAGCTCCGGAAACAAAGCATCGACTGGTAGTCCCATACGCGCAGAAAACGCTTGAGTTTGAGGCTTACGTGACCAAAGGTAAAGACAGCCTGCAGCGCCGTGGAGATAAAAATCTATGGCATGGCTTGTCAGTGTATTTTGTAGCCATGTCACCACAAAGGAGGCCGTGATATGTTTTTGAAGCAGTCAATCCGGTCTGATGCGACGGATCAGAGTGGTATTAAAATCGTTTACGATGATGTGGCACCGTATGCAAAAGAAAACAGTAATCCGCAGGTAATTGATGCAGGACTATGCCCCGGAGCAGATACGTTTCCGGGGCCGGAGGTGTATCCGGCGCCTACAGTTATCAGAAATACTTTTCCCGATCTTAAACGCGATGACTTAAAATATCCTGGATATGCGTTATGTCTGCCCCGGTTTGCGCTACTCAATGGCGACTATATAAACTTTCCGGATGACGCGCAGGGGTATGGTTTTATCAGTGATGAGATATCAGATTCCAATGGACGTTTTGAATATACAATGACTCAGGAACCGACATTGCCGGGTGAGTATCCATCAATATTTTTATACCCTTCTCCGGGCCTGGAAAAGGAGATCAAAACGCCGACACTTGAGATCACATTTAACCGTAAATTTACGAGTGTTGGTCTCCTGCTTACTTTTAACGATATGTCAGGAGATTTTGCGAGCCGGATAAATGTCAAATGGTACTCTGGCGAACAGCTACTTTCGGACTTGAATTTTGAACCGAACGAAACAAAGTATTTTTGCAGTAATTATGTGCAGCTTTATGACCGCATTATTATTACCTTCATGGAGACGTCAAAACCGTGCCGGCCAGTTTTCCTGACACGGATTGATTATGGGATTTACAGGGATTTTATGGGGGATGAAATTAAGGAGATCAACTGCTTGCAGGAGATTAACGCAATTTCTGAGAGCATAAGCGTTAATACTATGGATTTTACAGTGAAGACAAAGTCTTCTGTACCGTTTGATTTGCAGAAAAAACAGAAATTGTCATTATATTTCAATGGCGGCCTGATCGGTAATTTTTATCTTAAAAACGGTGCCCGCAAGAGTAAAACAGACTACTACATGGATACGCACGATGCTGTCGGCCTTTTAGACGGCAACGAATTCCCTGGAGGAATTTATTCCGGGCAGTTGGTACCAGACGTAATATCTCAGATATTTGACGGCGAGGATTTTAATTACCTGCTTGATGAGACGTTTAACAATATCACTTTATCAGGGTATATCCCGTATACAACAAAACGGGCCGCCCTAATGCAAATAGCCTTTGCAATCGGTGCTGTGGTTGATACGAGCAACTATGACGGAGTGATTATCTATCCAAAGCAGACCAAAAATACTGGAGAGTTTGACAAAGTATTTGAGGGTTTGACGCTGGACCATAGCGACGTGGTTACCGGGATCCGATTAACCGGCCATAGCTATCAGCGCTCGGATGAGTCAGAAGAGTTATATAATGATGAGCTGTCCGGCACTGTACAGGTCACTTTTTCGGAGGCCCATCACTCTTTGACTATCTCTGGAGGAGTGATTTCGCAGTCCGGTGATAATTACGCCATCATCAAAGGGACTGGCGGAGCTGTAGTGCTTACCGGAAAAAAGTATCATCATTATACGTTTATGATCTCTCGTGAGAATCCAAATATCTTTTTTAATAAAAACATTAAGGAAGTGAAGGAGGCCACGCTAATCAACAAGGATAATGCACAGCAGGCGCTTGATCGAGTCTATGAGTATTATCAGCGGGCTGAAAATGTAACTTGTGAGGTTATCTTAGAGGATAAAATGATCGGCCAGGTTGTAGGAATAGATACAGATTACGACGGCGTGAAGGTAGGAACGATAGAGCGAATCAATTATAGCGGGATTGCCCGCGCAATCAAAGCAGAGGTGACGATACATGAGTGATATTTTGGATTGCTTAATATTTGACCGCGTACAGGCTGACATAGATGCTATGACTGACAAGGCATATATTGATTATCAGGACCTTAACCGAGTTGAGGATGCTATTAAGTGGGTGTCGCATGTGCTCAATTGCTATGGATATCGTAATACGATTATTGAGGGGGCTATCTGGCAGCCAGAGGATCGCCGTACAGAAAGCGAAATGGAACGGATCAGGAAGAACCTTATTGCAATCCGATCAGCCTTTTACACGCCGCCCAGCACGCCTCAGACACCGGAAAGAATTACATACACGTCTATCTATCAGGCAAATTTTATTGAAAAGATCATTTATGATATTGGAATATTGGTTGAGAATTTAATACCCAGCATACCACATCTGGAATTTAAACTTGGCTGCCGCGGTATCGGAAACAGGAGTGTGAGCCTTTGAAGAAACTACGAACAAATTATAAGAATGACAAATATACAGGGAAGCGCCTGTACCGAGTCACCAATGTCTCAGCGGATACGGTTAATCTTGATGATATAACGATATACGCCGAAGAGGGAGACATTTTTTCGGCGGACGATATCAACGAAACAAATGCTGCTGTAAATGAATTATACGAGGAGTATGCGGAGGGGATCAGCCGGGCGAACCGGTATGTTGAAATTAATCTTCCAGTATCTGGTTGGTCTGCGACGGCTCCTTACATTCAGACGGTATCTGTGCCAGGTATGCTGGCAAGCGACAGACCTGTACCGGGGCTGGTGTATCCAGACAATCTCACTGAGGCATTGCAGGCCCAGATTGACAAGAGCGCCAATATGATAACAACAATTGAGACGCTGGACAGCAAGGTGAAAGTAACCTGTAGATTTAAGAAGCCTGTAATTGCCCTGCGCCTGGGGCTGAAAGGAGTGTAGGCCATGGCAATATTACCATTATTTTTCCGGGGACAAAGCGTGGATTTCAGCGGGCTTACCGCAGTGGAAAATCTGGTCCGCAAAGGGAAAAAATTTATCGGTCGGGGATCCTCGGACATCCGAACCGGGAACCTGGAGGAGAAAAATGCAACAAGCTATAAGCTGCCGATCAATGGTACGTATAACATACCAGCTGGGATCCACAATGCTGAGGACACAGTGGATCAGGAGATTGATACCATGGACGGACAGATTGTAACACCTGGTGCCGGACCGGTAGTAATTCAATGCGCAGGCAAGTACATGACCGGCGATATAATTGTTTACGCTGTGGAAAACCTTACAGCCGAGAACATCAAATTTGGAGAAGTAGTTGGCGAAGGTGAAGGAGCTGTTACTGGAACATGTCAGGGATTTTTCGATTAATATGGAGGGCAATCAGAATGATACTACCTATTAGAAAAGTGGGGGGAGGCCCTAATATATCAGAGTTGACGGCAGACCCGGGGGATGTATTGGCTGCCGAGAAATTTATAGGTACCGGAAGCGAGGAGCCGCAGGTGGGAAAAATCGTACAGCGCGGTAGTCCTGAATATGCCCTGCCGATTAATGGCGTACAGAAGCTTCCGCCTGGAAATTATACCGGGGGGAAAGTGAAGCAAACTATCGAAACTATGGCGGCTCAGAGTATCGGACCAGGCGCTCGTATGATCACAATCCCAACAGCGGGTAAGTACATGACTGGAGATATTACAATTCGGGCAGTGAAAAATCTTTCCACATCAGTAATAAAAAAAGGGCAGTACGTCGGCGGTGTAGGACCTGGAACCTGGGAGGGATATGTAAACAAGGATCCTAAAGTACCATATTATTATGGTGCTTTTAATGGAATACAAAGTATAACAGCCTTTAAACACCTATTATGGGATAATGTTGGAACTGTATCATTGGAACGAGATCATATCAAAGTCTATGTACGAAATAATACATATTATACAGCGGTTGTATTCAATGAACCCATAGACCTGACAAATTTAAACAGGTTGATTGTAAGATTGGAATACAGCGGATCGGCACTTGATAACATCGAATTATTCCGGAATAAGGTAACAGATTATATTTTTGATAACGAAAAATCCAGCAGCCTGAAAAGAAACCCTAACCTGGGAGATAAAGTAGCCGGAATGAATACATCAGGAACCGGGGGGGGATTATACTCTTAATCTAAGCAGTGTGAGCGGAACTGCGTATCTCTACTTACTGTTTATTTCGCCTGCGGTAACTTCGAAAATTAGAATGGTTAAATTTGAATAGGAGGAAACTATGGCAGTAAGAACAGTACAGGCAATTATCAACGGTGTTACGACTACCCTGACGCTGAACAGCAGCACAGGGAAGTGGGAAGCCACGGTCACAGCGCCGTCAACATCGTCTTACAACAATAACGACGGGCACTATTACCCGGTGACGATTAAGGCCACAGATGAGGCCGGGAATGCGACTACAAAGAACGATACAGATGTGACACTGGGCGGCAGCCTGCGTCTCCGCGTTAAGGAGAAAGTGGCTCCGGTTATCCTAATTACATATCCGACAGCCAGTGCGCTGATCGTCAATAATAAGCCGGCGATCCGCTGGAAAGTTACGGATAATGACTCTGGTGTTAATCCTGATAGCATCAAAATCACGATTGATACAGGGGAGGCTGTTACCGCAGGGATTGTAAAGACACCGATTACGGGTGGATACGATTGTACTTATACACCTACGGCGGCCCTGGCTGACGGCAGCCATACCATTAAGGTTGACGCAGCTGACAACGATGGCAATGCCGCGACGCAGAAGAGCGTAACATTTAAGATTGATACCGTACCGCCGACTCTTAACGTGACGGCTCCGGTTAATGGTCTGATCACCAATAAGGCCGCCTGCACCGTAACAGGTACAACCAATGATATCACCTCAAGCCCGGTTACTGTGACAGTTAAACTTAACAGCGGCACAGCAGAGGCGGTTCCGGTTGGCGCAGATGGATCGTTCAGCAAGGCGTTGACACTGGCTGCCGGAAGCAACACAATCACGGTTGTGGCAACGGACAGCGCGGGCAAGTCTACGACGGTGGTCAGGACAGTAACTCTCGATACCGTGGCTCCGACGATCAGGGCCGTAACGCTCACGCCTAATCCGGTAGATGCCGGTAAGACTTATGTGATCAGCGTGGAGGTTACCGACTAAGGAGGCAATGCCATGGCAGTAGCACGTGTATTTGGCCTGGTAGATGGCATAGAAGTAATACTACAGAAAGTAGATGAGGACCGGTGGAGTGTGCCGGTCCCTTTTGATGCTGACGGAGAATATGTGGTAGAGGTGGTGGCCGAAGATGAAGCAGGAAACCAGACGTATCTTTCAAAGATGCTTTATACCGTAGATGCCGGAAATATCTGTATTCACGCGCTGCCGCTTCCAAAGTATACGTTTGAGCTCCTTCAGGCGCCATATCAAATGGAACCACAGTTTACAGAGTATCTGTTTACACGATTGATTCCAGAATGTCAGGAGGTGGCATTATGATACGTTTTATTTTGGGCGAAGACAGACATGTAAAGTATTTCGTCCATTCTGTCAAGTCAGAATACTTTGTTGTTAAAGATGCCACCTATGAACTGATATATAATGGCGAAGTAGAGGCATCAGGCGGCTGTGAAGTGACCCAGGAGGAAGATGGAAGCTTTGTAGACGTGAAAATTCAGCCAACGTACCGGAGCAATCTTTACATTTTGGAAATCACGTTGATGATTGCGGACGAGGTTATTAAGAACCGGGAGCAGATGGAGGCGGTCTGATGGCGGTGCGGATTGAAGCTGTGGAGTTAAGCCGGAATCCGGTTTCCGTCAAAGAGCGTCTTATTGTGAGCGTATCTGTCGTTACGCACGGATATCTGGGAAGGTCAACCAATGCTGAACTGACTTCCTATACAAATGGACAGTTAAGGCTGAGAGGAGAATCCGTTCCTACTTATGCACAGCTTCAGGAATACCGCCATTCAGCTCTTCACAGTATGACTCATCAGCAGATTGAATCCATGGAGGTGTAAAATGAATAGTAATGAGATGCTGCAGACAGTAAAGCAAAATCTGCGGCTGGGTACAGAAGACCATGATCTGATCATCTCGGATCTGATTCTGACAGTCTGCGATTACTGTAACCTGGATCCGGATTGCGTACCGGATATTCTGGAACCCTTTGTACGGAAAAAGGCGAGAGGAATAATCGAGTACGAGGCATCTGAAGGCAGCGGATATAATCCAGAGATTGCAAGTATCAAGGAAGGCGATGGAAGCATTACCTGGGCGCAGACGGAGGGAAATACGAAGGCAAGTATCTATGGCCTGTCTGAGAGCGATAAGGCAGGTCTGAGGAGGCACAGGAGGCTGAGAGGATATGCGAAACCCGTATGCAAGAATGTATGACGCTAAAATGGATGTGTACCGATGGACAGACGTTGAAATAGATGGTATCACAAAGCAGGTAAGAGCAGCCGTGGCAACTGGGCGTCCCTGTCGGTACAGTTCTTCGGGCCAGGTATCCACCGGCGCACCAAATCCGGCAATTGTGAACAGCCACAAGCTATTTTGTGGACTGACTGAGGATATTCGGGAAGGAGATCAGCTGCTGATCACTCTGCGAACCGGAAAGACCATTGAAGTTGATCTGGGGGAGTGCCACCCGTATACCTATCAGTGGCAGTGTGAAATAAAGAGAGATGATAATGCATGAGTAGTAGCAATTACCGTAGGAATAAGGCTGCTATTGACCAGTTCCGGAAAGAACTTATGGCGATGGTGGAGGATATCCAGCAGATTGATAAGAAGGTGCTTAACAAGGCTGTAAACGCCGGTGCGGCCTATGCGAAGCGGCGTACGCCTGTAGGAGATCACCCCAACCCAGTAACTTTCATTGTGAATAATGGCCCTGGCGTCAGAAAAGTTGTAAGTTTTAAAGTTAAGAATCCGGGAGTTGGCGGATTCTTGCGAAAAAGCTGGCATAAGCTTCCGACAAAGAAGACAAAAGCAGGCGTGGAGACGGAGCTGGTGAACACCGCAGAGTATTCCACATACTGGAATTACGGCCATCGTATCGTCACGAAAAAAGAAGGTCCAACGAAAGGCTTTGTAAAAGGTACGTTCGTGCTGGAAAAAACCAGGGGATACATCGAGAAGCAGCTGGTGAAGGAGTTCGAGAAAGAAGTAAAGGCGGTGCAGAGCAAGCATGATTGAAAAACTATATAAGAATATCGCGGCTGGATTGAAGGCAGTCAGGCCGTGCAAGGTGTACGTTGAAGATGTGCCGCAGAACTTTGCACAACCGTCTTTTCTGGTTACCTTCTATGAACAGGAGCCTTCCAAAGGTATTAATGGCCGACTTAAGAATTCAGTCAGGGTAGACGTATCATACTTTCCGGCGACTGACAGAGAACCTTATGAGGAATGTTGGCTTGTTGGTCAGGATTTGAGCCGGGAATTTATAGTGGCAGATTTCAAAATCAGAAATAGAAACTTAAAGATTGTGGATAGTGTCCTGCATTTCCTTTTCGATGTTGACTACCGGGAATATCAGGAAAACAACAGCACAGCAATGCAGACAATATCACAAAACACAGACATAAAGGAGGAGTAAGCCATGGCAGGAACATGGGAATCCCAGAATAAGGTACTGCCCGGAGCCTATATCAATATCCGGACGAATGAACCGCTGTCTATTACACCGGGGGACCGCGGAACCGTTGTTATCCTGCAGGAAATGAGTGTGGGTACTGACGGCGCTATGTATACAATTACAGCAACGGAGGCGGCATGGCCAGACGGAGCTACGGCCTCGGATAAGAAGCTGGCTGCGGAAGCACTGAAGAAGGCAAAAACCGTATTGGTATATAAACTCAAAGCAAGTCACAAAGCGGCTGACGTCACTGCGGCCCTTGCAGCCCTTAAAACCGTGCAGTTCAATACTCTCTGCTATCCCTATGATGGGGAAGGAGAGGAAGCCAATAAAACGGCCATTGCTACATGGATCAAAGCTATGAGAGATGATGAGGGGGTTAAGTGTCAGGCAGTACTCGCAAATCATACCGCAGACAGCGAGGGGATCATCAATGTTGTTCAGGGAATCATCATGCCAGGGAATCAGGAACTGACGGCTGCAGAGGTAACTGCATGGGTGGCAGGAGCCACAGCCGGCGCCAGTATCACTACGTCAAATACTGGTATGGTTTATGCGGGGGCCATCGACGTTAAACCCCGAATGACAAAATCAGAGATGGAGGCGGCTGTCACTGCGGGTAAGTTCATTTTCAAGGTTGATTCGGCTCAGAATGTATCTGTAGTGTATGACATCAACTCCTTAACTGCGGTTACGGTGGACAAAGGAAAGATGTTCACGAAGAACAGAGTGATTCGGACTGTCGACAACATTGCCAACGATATCACAAAGATCTTTGAAGCGAATTATGTCGGGAAAGTCAATAATAATGATGAAGGCAGATCTCTTCTGAAGGCGTCTCTGGTGGACTATTTTACTACACTTCAGGCGATGGGGGCGGTTCAGAATTTTGTGACTGACGATGTTGCGGTCACAAAGGGAAATGATTCGGATGCTGTTGTAATCGAAGCAGCGGTACAGCCGGTTGACAGCGTAGAGAAGATATATATCACAGTTAATCTGTCGTAAGGAGGATATGACATGGGAAATTACACAAAACTCACTGATCTGGTGACAGGAAGTGAAGGCAGCGCTTTTATCACAATCGATGGCCAGAACCGGTATTTTTTCGAGATATCGAAAGTAGATGCCAGCATCGAATTTAAGGTGCTGGCAAAGCGGCTCCTGGGGCATCGTATGACACAGCATAAGGTTGTAGGTGCAGAGGGAAAAGGAACGCTGACTATGTACAACGTAAGCCCCGCCGCGCTTGCTGTCTATCAGCAGTATATCAAAGAGGGCAAGGTTCCGCAGATCAGTATCCAGACGACGAATGAGGATCCTGCATCTACTGTGGGACGCCGGGTGGTTGTCATGAGGAACTGTATTCTGGCAAAGGCACCGGTGGCCTATCTGGACGATTCCAGCGAAGATCTGAATACCGTAGATACTGATTTTACGTTTGATGATGTGGATGAATTGGAGAGCTATGCCTTTCCGGAGAATATGAGATAAGTCATTTACACTTGCCTAGGGAACCATTATAATTGATGGTAAGAAGGGGGCGGTGAAATGGGATTATTTGATTTTTTGAAGCATAAGGATCCGGCGGTAGTCGTTGATAGTGACGAGTCTTGCTATCAGGAGGCCATGAAGGCGTTAAGGCGTAAGGACTTTAAAGGAGCATATAGGATCGTTTGCAAATGGAATGTTGAGAGTGGAAAACCCAGTTTAGGATTTGATTGGGAAGAGGAGCTTGAACAAGGGCTGAGCGAAGAAACAGAATCCACCATACAGTATTTTTATACGATGAAGGCGGATCCTGAAATGTTGCATAATGCTGTCTACTGCGCTTTAGCAGGAGCGCACCCTCACAAAATATCAAAATGGGCCTGTCCAGATAAAGAAAAACAAAACGAGGTGTATTTGGAAATTGACTATATGTGCTCCAGGTATGCTACTTTAAGAGAGATCGAAGACCTGAAAAATGATGATTGCGAAAAAGTGGTTTTCATGGCCGTATTAGATGATAAAACATGTCCTATTTGTGGAAATATGGACATGAAGACGGTCAAAATTAGAGGAAGTGTGATTGGCAAGAATTTGCCCCCGTTACACCGAGGGTGTCGATGTACGATAACACCTTATTACGGGAGCGACGATTTGGAAGGTGAAACAAGGATCGCCAGAGATCCCAAAACAGGAGAAAGTTACGACGTACCAGCAAAAATGACCTGGAAAAAATGGAAAAAGTTAAACAGTTAAGAGACGCTAAGCAAGCGTCTCTTTTTGATTGAGAGGAGAACCAATATGGGAAGTTTAAATGCATTTTTACATCCGGAACAGGCAGGAAATAAAGAGGTAATTGTATCAGAACGATTTAAAGAAAACGGAAAACCGGTTCCATTCGTGATCCGCCCAATCACTCAGCAGGAAAATGATGGACTGCTCCGGAAATATACAAAAAAAGATAAAAAAGGGAATGAGTATTTTGATAAAGTATCATATAACCAGAATTTGGTTGCGGCGGCGGTCGTGGAACCTGATCTGGAAAATTCAGAATTACAGAGAGCATATGGCACTTTAGGTGCTGACAAGACTCTTGTAGCCATGCTCTATGTTGGGGAGTTTGCAACACTAATGGAGGCTGTACAGGGATTATCTGGCTTGGATAAGGATATCAACGAAGATATTGACGAGGCAAAAAACTGATAAAGCAGGGTGATGTTGAGATGAATTATACTCACTTTGCCCTGCAGAAACTTCACATTTTGCCAACTGTCTTAGAAGCTATGAGTCAAAAGGAAAAAGCTGTCGTATACGCAAGTATAGATCTTCGAATAGAAGAAGAGAAAAGACTTGCCAGCCAGATGAAATAGGAGGTGGATTATGCCGACATTAAGCGCTATGTTCCGTCTTATGGATGGGTATAGCTCGCAGATTAATAAAATGATGAACAAGACGAATGCCGCGACTGATAAAATGCTTAAAGCATCAAAGGCTGCCGATAAGGTAAATGACTCGGTTACAAAGGCGGGAAATGGATCCGAGGCTGCCTCTCCTAAAATGACAAAGTTTAACAATTCTCTTTCTGATACGGAAAGGAAAGCCAATAAGGCGAACGGCAGTTTAAAAACTTTAATTGGAACAGTGGTCAGTTTGGCGGCTGTGAAGAAAGGTATGGACTTGGTAGACGATTATACCAATGCAGCGGCCAGATTAAGAATGGTTAATGATGACAATCAGACTCCAGCAGAATTGCAGGATAAGGTTTTCGATGCCGCAAACCGGTCACGAGGCAGTTATACAGACATGGCCGGAGCAGTTGCCAAAATGAATCTCCTTGCCGGAGATAGTTTTACATCAAATGACGAAGCTATCGGTTTTACTGAACTTCTGCAAAAATCGTTGAAAGTATCAGGAGCCGGAACGTCGGAGCAGCAATCTGCATTTTTACAGTTGACACAGGCTATGGCGGCCGGTAAGCTGCAGGGTGATGAGTTCCGATCTGTTATGGAAAATGCGCCTATGGTTGCTGATGCAATTGCTAAGTATATGGGAAAAAGTAAAGGTGAACTGAAGGAATTGTCTTCTGATGGACTTATCACAGCCGATATTATTAAGAATGCAATGTTTACGGCTGCTGACGATATTAATGACAAATTTGCAGAAATGCCAATGACTTTTGCCGATGTCGGGCAGCTTATGGCAAATAACGCATTGGAGGCTTTCGGCCCCACAATGGAAAAGCTAAATACCCTGCTGAATAGCAGTGGAGCGCAGACACTTCTGGCTGCATTGAATGAAGGTATTGCGGCGATTGCAGAGGGAGCCAACTGGCTGATTGATGCATTTATTCGAGGAGATCCCATCGTAAGGACTTTTTTTGCGGTTGCTATTATTATGGCAGGCTTATGGGCTGGGCAGATGCTTGTAGCAGCTGGAGCTACTCTTGCGGCACACTGGCCGTTGATTTTGATTATCGCTACTCTGGGGGCTATTGTTTTAGCCCTGACATCTACTGGAGTAACCTTTGCGGATATATTTAGCTTTATCGGTGGATTACTTGGAGCATTTTACGGAACAGGGTATAACATTATATCCAGCCTGTGGAATTTATTCATATCATTTGCTGAATTTTTGGCAAATGTATTTCACCATCCTATACAGGCAATCGTTAATTTATTTATCGGAATGGCTACTAGCGTTCTTACCATTATCAAGGATATTGCAACGGCAATCGACGGAGTATTCGGTTCTAATTTGGCGGGAGCAGTCGGAGGATTTTCAACTAAACTAAAGTCATGGGGAGACAGCTTTAAAGCTGATGATTATGTATCTTTGGACGATATGCGGATGGATACGAAAGATATCGCCGCCACAGCAGAAGCATGGGGAGAAAAAGGAAAGGGTGTTGGGGATTTCATTGACAAATGGGATTTTGGAAGTGCTTTGGAAATTGACCCTAATGCAGGTGGTATCGACTACAGCCAGTTTGCTACTGCCGGTAATCCAGCAACTGTGAAAGGGACCGGAAAAGGTGGCGCGGTGAAGGTCGAGAATGAAGAGGATATCGAATGGATGCGCAGGCTTGCAGAGCGCGATTATATTGCCCGCATCTCCCAAAATACACTTGCGCCAAATATTAAGGTAGAATTCAGCGGTCCGATTACCAAAGAGGTAGATACCGACAACATCATGAGTCATGTATCTGAACAGCTCAAAGAAATGATTGCAACTGCTCCAGAGGGGGTGCCGACTTAATGTCATACTCGGTATATTTCAAATATGGCAGCAAGAAATATAAGCTTCCGGTCAATCCGGAGGAGATTAAGAGATCAAGAGAACTTAATATCGAAACGTATCAGGTGTTGGAGGAAGGGCAGGTTTCTATCCCTTCCTACTGTGCTTTGGAGGAGTTCAGCTTTGAGGCTGAGTTCCCGGGACACAATGTCAGCTACATGGAATCCGGTACAGAAGCCGATGCAGATTATTACGAGAAGATGTTCCGGAAGGCTCAGAAGAATAAGAAGCCGATCCGGTTCATTGCATCGAATGATATTTCAGATGATATCAGCGTCAAGGTACTGGTAAAGAGTGTAGAAGTAGTGGAAAAAGCAGGAGAAGAAGGGGATAAGTATATATCATTGACACTCCTGGAGTATAAAGGGGCAGGAAAGAGGTATGTAGCTGTCCAGACTCCTGATGCTACGGTAAAGCAGGAGGAAACGCCCCTTGCTGAGAATCCTGCGGTAACTGCAAATAAAACACACACAGTACAGTCGGGAGATACGCTGTGGGGGATAGCTAAGAAGTATTATGGCAATGGATCCCAATATCCGAAGATCATGTCAGCCAATCCAGATATTAAGAATGCGAACCTGATCTATCCCGGGCAGGTATTTACAATTCCGGCATAGGAGGTGTATATGGAAGTATTAGTCGAAACAGGAGGATATATTTACGATATATCGGGCATGTGTACAGAGATATCGTGGTCCGATGCGCTGAATGATGGATCCAGCAGCATGGACATCTCGTATATCAATGATGGTCTAATATTACAAAACGGAGATGTCGTTCGCCTGACTGATAACGATCAGGCCGATGGCATCTTTTTTGGAACTGTTTTTAAGGTATCCGGCGACGAATCTGGAATTATTAAGGTTAAAGCCTATGACCAGCTGCGGTATGCGAAAGCGAAGGAGATCATTGTGCTGGAAAACGGGACGCTGAAGAACCTGGTTCAGAATATGTGTACCTTCTTGTCTTTGAAGCCGGGCACCATGGAGGATCTGGGTTATGTATTGCCGACAATCGCCGATTCAGACAAGACCTGGCTCGATGAAGTGACGCAGGCCATCTCCGATACGCTGATCGCAACGCAGGAAATGTACTGCGTCCGTGATGAGTATGGATCCATATGCCTCTGGAATATGCGGAACCTACAGCTTCCTCTTGTACTGGGAGACCGGAGCTTGTGCACCGGTTACAGCTGGGAGAAGTCTATTGATGATGATTTTTATAACCGGATCAAGGTAGGCTGGAAAGATGAGGAAAGCAAGAAAATGGATGTAGGTGCCGCAGCCGATCAGGAATCCATAAACCGGTACGGGCTGCTCCAGTATTTTGAGACGTCGGCTTCCGGGATCGACAATGCTGCAAAAGCCCAGGAGCGCGCCAATAATCTCCTGAAGCTGTACAACCATGAAAAGGAGAGTCTGAAGTTGGAATGCCTGGGAGATCTCCGGGTGCGTGCCGGAAACAGCATCTATGGAAGCATAGATGAGATGGGACTGGGCCATAGGCTGATCGTGAAAAAGGTTACCCACGATTTTCTGCCGGTTCACACGATGAAAGTTGAGGTGATGGCCGGTGAATGACAGGAATGGAGCGAACGAACTGTTTAATGTCATAAAAACGATAGTAAACAATTATCTGAACAACCGGAAGGTGGCTGCGGTAGTAATCGGGGAGTACAAAGGGAACTCCGTTATGGTCGGGAACCTTCCGATCCCCATGAGCATGATAACCGGGAATATGGTATCGAAGATAGCTGCCGGTGATAAAGTCAGGCTTCTTCGCAACGACGGCGGCCGGGAATACTATATTCTGGAAATCATCGGGAAGCCATATCAGACAGGAGGTTAACATGAAACTTACAACCGGCATAGTACTCCAGGAACGGACTTTTGAAGGAAAGACTTATAAAGTATCGCCCTGTAAGATAGAAGGGTATGTAGACGATCAGGAAGCATTAAAACAGGCTATTTATAAGGTACTTGATACCGATCAGTATGAGTACCCCATATACAGTTTCAGTTATGGTATTGCATGGAAAGAGCTGATCGGAGAGGAGCAGCCCTATGTACGGGCAGAAATGAAGAGAATGATACAGGAAGCATTGTTGCGTGACGACAGGATACGGGAAGTTGATGGATTCAGCTTTTCTTTTACTGGGGACACGTGCCAATGCTCTTTTAATGTCTTCAGTATTTATGGAGATATCGAAATAGAAATGGAGGTGCCTGTATGACATATGAGGAGCTGTTACAGGCTATGCTGGACAGAGTACCGAGTAACGTGGATAAGAGGGAGGGAAGCATCATATATGATGCTCTGGCGCCGTGTGCGTACTTTCTGGCACAGCAGAATTTCCAATTGGAAAACTATCTGGATCTGGTCTTTCCGGATACCGCAGTCGGCGAGTATCTTGACAGGGCAGTAGCTGCATTTGGTGTGACGAGAAAACCAGCCAGCGCTGCAGTACGAAAGCTGATAACAAAAGGAGCAGTTCCGATCGGCAGCCGCTGGGGGCTGAACTCCCTGGTCTATACTGTCACAAGGGAACTGGCGTCTGGTACGGAGTACGAGGCTCAGTGCGAAACTTCGGGTGACATTGGAAACCAGTATTCGGGATCCGTGCAGCCGATATCAAATATAACAGGAGTGACCGCGGAACTGACTGACATCGTATCAGCAGGAGCTGACGAGGAGACGGACGGAGCCCTGCGGGAGAGATTCCTGCAAAAAGTGCAGCTGCCAGCCACGTCAGGAAATGCATACCACTATAAGTTATGGGCTTTAGATGTGCCAGGTGTCGGAGATGCCAGGGTATTTCCACTGGCCAGTGGTCCTGGTACCGTGACGGTCCTAATTGTGGACAACGATAAAAATATAGACACATCTCTGGAAAGCGCAGTATCGGCTTATATGGAAACGGTCCGCCCCATCGGAGCAAATGTCACGATCGACAGCCCGTCTTCCATGGCTGTCAACGTCGTGGCTGATGTTACCCTGGACGGCAGCAAAGCCAAAGATGATGTGCTGCAGGCATTCCGGGTATCTCTAAACACGTACCTAAAAGGACTGGTATTTACGGATTATCGTGTGAGTTATGCCCGGATCGGGAGCCTGCTCCTGGCCACGGAGGGTGTACAGGATTATGACAACTTAAAATTGAATGGCGCCATGGCAAATGTGATTATTAATGATAAAGCCATTCCGGTTATAGGAACTGTAGATTTTTCGGAGGTGAGGATCTATGGAATTAATTAAACTGCTTCCGGTCTATTATGAAAACAATGAGACGATGAAGACGCTGCAAAGTATTCTGTCAGAACAGTCAGATAGCCTTGACACAGAAATGTATAAGACCATCGATAACTGTTTTGTGGGATCAGCTTCGGATACGCTTGCCCGATACGAACGATTACTGGGCCTGGTCCCTGACGCCGCTAAATCCGACCGGTATCGTCAGGAACGCATTAAGGCGAAGATATCCGGAGCTGGGACAACAACTGCTTCGCTGATTCAGAACATTGCGGAAAGTTTTACGAACGCTGCGGTTAATATTGTGGAGAATTTTCACGCGTATACGATTACCATCCGGTTCACAGGGACATCGGGCATTCCGGGAAATATGTCAGATATCAAACAGACGATAGAAGAGGCCGTGCCGGCTCATTTGAAGGTACTGTACGAGTACATTTTTAATACCTATGGAGCGGTTGGAACTTTTACCCATGCAGAACTGGCAGCGTATACCCACGAACGGATCCGTGGCGGTCATCTTAAAAATAGAATTCAGGAACTGCAAGCCTATCAGCACGCCGAGCTGGCGCAGTTGACACATGAAGATTTATCGAAAGGAGAGTTACCAAATGGCAACTAACACAACAAACTACAATTTCAAAAAACCGGATGAAAGTGATTTCTATTCAGTTCAGGATCAGAATAATAACTGGGATAAAGCAGATGCTGCATTGAAAGACCTGGATACACCGACTTTTGAGGATTACTCTGGAAGTACGACGGTTCCTGATGCTGCTTCAGCAATCAATAGCATTAGAAGTAAAGGGAAGCTGTCCGCAATATTAAGTAACATGAAAGCAGCGTTTAAGGGTGCCTGTTTGATCGGTCAGATAGTAAACAACTGTGTAACCAATAATGCGAAATTGCCGCTCTCAGCCGCCCAGGGTAAGGCTCTGATGGACCTTTACACTCAGTTAAATAGTGATTTAGGTGAGGTTACAAATGGAAATACTCAACTCAAATCCAAATTATATACTGGTTCGGCCGCGTCGGGAATCGTCGTTACCAGCCGGAATAATCCCATATCGCTAGAAAATGTCAGCGGACAGATTCTTGCCCATATTGATAGTAATCAGGTTGGGTATGTATCGACATGTCCCACTAATCCGGTCACTTTTACGATTGCTAATGGCCGTGTAAAAATGTATGTGGATAATAATCTCATAGGATACCTTACTACCACCACAACTTAAATGATCATTTGTTGCCGATGGCGACCCAGATTAGTGTGATCTCCTTATTCGTCCAATGTTGCCCGGCTACGTTTACGGACACTGAAAATCCGGTAGTATTAACTCCGCGTACACTGGCCGAGCATTGCTCATATGAATACGCTACCATAGGTATTACACAGATATCGGTATCTGCAAAGGTATAACCAAATGGTATATTACAATTTCCATTCTCGTCTGTGGTTACCACGCAATATATGTTCCACGTAATTTTTTTGTTACCAATAACCATTGCCGTTAAATCACTATTTTTTCCAGTTGTATTTCGAACATTTGTTTGTTATCATGATATCAAAGGAGATGATACTATGGCAATATGCACCCTGGAGCCCGACATTAACCAGTGCCCGTATTATAACGACGTGTCACAGACATGCAATGGCGGCCCGCAAGAATGTGGATTTTATAAAAAAACAGAGCCACAAAAGGCAGAACCGGAGCAGATGGAGCGCCGGGTGAAGTGGTATGAGAAGTACTACGAGAAACGATAAGACGGCAGGACGAAGCTAATTGGGTGGCTACCGCCCTGCTGATATGAGCATACTTATTTAACAGTTTGCAGACTGCGTTGTGACGAATTCACATACAAATGCCGCTCTGGTAGTGGGGGATTGTGCAAACCAGGGCGGCCGTAAGAAGAGTTGACACACAAATTATATCACTTTATACAAATAAATCAATATTATTATTGTCAATTTATCAACAAATTCATATAAAAATACGGCCCGCCAAAATGGCTAGGCCGTAAATTAGAAAAGCAAAAACACAGTGATTATAGCACGCGTATTTCATTCTGTAAAGAAGGAATTTAAGGGTACCCATTTACTGATCACCTATACATGATTACGCACAAAAACCGCCCAGTGTATAGGGATACTGAGCGGCTTTGCATGAATGCTCTTACTGGGCGTGCCAGAAAGATATAAGATATATAATACGAGCAGCCTGATTATATCATTTCCAGAGAGTTCTGGCAATACCTTTCTTCTCCAAAAATCAACTTTTTCGATTTTCGTAACGTTTTTATTCAAACAGTACACCTTAACTTCACATAATCAGCTGTATGCTTCCCCTTTTCCCCTTGCCAAGCACCTGTTAACGTGCTATACTAAACATGCGAATGGAAGTTTTACGATTCTCCAACAACCTATATTTTCTCAGAGAGGTCCAGACATTCTTTACAGTGTCTGGATTTTTCTGTCCGGTTGACATTTTAAAGTATTTGGCATATACTAAGAGTGCAGATAGAGATATGCTGTATACCTGCATAACCGAATTAACGTTTAAGCGACATGTAATGTCGTCGGCCGCAGGGACCGCCATTTGGCGGTTATCATTCCTTATCATATTTAGATCAACAGATCCCATCAAGCCTCTTAACCAATGCGTAACACGATGGGCCTGACCCCGGAGCAATCCGGGGTTTTATATTTCGATATTATTGCCCTTATATGAAGTAAGGCGGCCCAAACGGACCGCCCTTTTCTTACCACTCAAACTGGCGGCTGAATTTTCAGCCATGAGATTCCTACAGTGCTTCGATAAACTTTTTCACTCCCTGATATATCTCCTTGTATGGCAGCCCCTCCGCCATCAGCGTAGCCAGATGCAGCTCCACCACCGTTTCCAGTGATTTTAAGTGCATCAGCGTCCTCTGGTCTGCCTTGTCCCTCCCGCCGCTCTCCATGCCTAATCTGCGGTTTATGAGCTTGGTCAGTGACACATAATACCGGTCTGCATGCTGGCTTCCCTGTGCCCTTGCATATTCCACGAATAACTTGATCTGATCCGTCTCGGCCTTGCGTACCTCTTTGGTCTCCTGACGGATTCCCAGCCACTTCTCGTCTTTCTCGGCAGCGATGTAATAACCATTCTTTTTGATGGACAGGATCGTATCGTAAACCCAGTCGTTGAAATCGTCTGCTATTGGCTGATTTGAGTAACGACATATTTCATATATTCCGCGTTCTTTATACATGAATACTTTATCGGTGTTTTCATTTTTATAAATCGGGGTGACAAATTGACACCCCGATACTTCCACAGAAAATTTATCCAATCTCTCTTTGTGGCGCTTATGAACAATTAGAACCGCATTCTGCGGCTGCTTATATTTTAACGCATATCCAATCTGTGTTCTGCTCATAAAAATATCGCCAATCTCATTTACATAAAAATCGCATTTCGTTCCTAAAAAATCTCCCTGTTTGACAAGTCTTAGTTTCATATTAATTCCTTTCTGCATCTTGCAATAGAAAAGCCCCGGGATTCCTCCCAGAGCTTCAGTCGCATCATTATTCTGTTGTTTGCTATTCCACCCACTGCACCTCAAGATTGCCCTGTGCAAGGTTGTTCGTTACCATCAGCGCCCCATATGTCTCCATATCAGCCTTTGACGGGTTAAGCATATAGGCCAGGCCGCCGATCGCAACGTA